TGAATTTCTTGTGACAGATTCAATTTGACATGGGTGGTTATAGAAAGGATGTCCTGCAACTGGTACAGAATCATTTGTAGGACCAGAACCTGTATCACAACTAAATGTGACAGCACCTTCTAGGAAACTTACATAATCCCCAGGTTCTAAACTATGTTCGCCAATGACAGCTGTAAATTGACCAGTTGTTGGGTCGTATGAAGCATCAGTTGGAGTAAATGTACTTCCAATTTCTGTATTCGCAACTAAATCTCTAAGTTCCTCAATCGCTCCAGTTGTCTCTACTAATTGTTCATTAATTACATTATCAGCAAGAGTTGTTCCACTTCTATATGCAAGACCTGTTTGGATTGCATTATAGTTTGTACCAGTTAAAATGTCTCTTTCTACTGCCGGTAAAATGTACTGTGTGACATCTCTACGACACTTGTCAGAATCATATCTGAAGTAGTTGTAGTCAATATAACCAAGCATATGTTCTTGAATGAACTCTTTATTTGCCTGTAATTGTTTTCTAGCATTTCTCTTATCTGCATCAATACTTGTAGAATCACTCCATGTAATTTCTGAACCAAGTTTTGAAACTGAATTAGGTAATGCTTCAACAAATGTATGGTCATCTACGATAGCAGAAGCACCAACATAAACTGTAATACTTGTAGCATTTGCACCAATAACTTCAATAGGAGTTCCTGCAGCTGGGTCAGAAGCTCTAGGATATCCTGTTCTAGAAGTATTGTTATCTCTATCACAAGTGAATATTAAGCCACCAGTTTTAAGAAGAATTTTACTACCTTTTGTGATACCGTGTCCAGAACCAAGTGTAATAACTGATTTACCTGTTTCAGCATCATATGTAGCGTTTGTTGGTGTAAATTGAGTATCTGAATTTTCTAAAATTTTGATAATTTCATCATATCCGTCATCAAGCCTTTGTGAAGCAAGATATGAATCGCCATCTATTAATTCGTTTGTTTGGTCTTTTAATCTCTTATATGCCGCGACAGTCTCATTATTCTGTTGTTGAATAACCTTTTTAGCAGTCGCCATGTAATAAGCACGACCAGCTGTGACAGAGTTATAGTTTGTATCATATAACATGTCATTTTGAACAGCCGGTAAAATATAATCCTGGATATCTCTACGACAAGCAACACTATCGTAAGCATAGAACTCATCATTATTTTCAATCCAGTCAATTAATTCATCTGTAATAAATGCTCTATTATCTTGGATTAATTCTCTAGCAGCAACATAAGGAACCGAAGTATCTCTCCAAATAATTGGATTCATATTCTCTTCGCCATACTCTACAACATTGTAAAGTTCCTGGAACGAAGTATTTGCACGTTCATTAATATCTGAACTTGCACCAGAGAATATATTCTCAACACGAGATTGTAAATATTGGTTTGCACCAAGAGTTGCATCAAGCTGTTCACCGATAACTTTTGAACTGATTGGTGAACGATATGTAATACCAGCAAGTCGTGACCAGTAGTTTGTATCTAGAGCAATGTCATAACCGACACCATCTAAAATGATACCACTGTCTCTTTCACATTTATCTGCATCGTAGAATGTATAGTCTAAGCCACCTTGAGCTGTGTTTGCAGAGAGGTAGTCAACCATATCATCAATAATTGTATCAGCCTGAGCATCGATAGTATCAGCGAAAGCAGTATTACCAATAATTGTTGCCGTTGTATTTCTTGGTTGGAATACATTGGTCGAACCTTTTGCTCTCATTGAGATATCACCGAACTGAGTACCTGAGTTGTTCAGTGTCATCTGACCACCATTCAATGCATAGAATGCAATACGAACGAAGATGGATAGAGAACCAATACCATTAACACCAGCACCATCTCTGGCTACATAACCTATACCATTTTGTGTTCTAGGTGTGAAACCAAAACAAAGTACATAGGTATAAAGTGAATCAGGGTCAAGTACACGCCTATCAGCAAGTACACAACCACCACCACGGCCAACCTCTCTGTTAGGGAAGTCGTCAATACCAATTGATTGGATTACACCAGTACCACCAGATTCTGAAGTAATAGTGTCACCGACAGCAAAGCCTTGTCCATTTTTAAGGTTTCTGACATAAATTTCATCAGCGGTAGCAAGTTCATCTACATAACTGACATAACCTACAGCACCAGAACTGAATTTAATTTCATCATCTTCGGCAAATGTTCCACTGTGTCCTGGCTCAAGATAGAATTGTTGACCTAGGTCAGCAAGTGTACCTTTTGAGTTAAAAGGATTTAAAGGTGGTTCAACATCTTGTCTTAAGAAGTTTGATAACTGAGTACTATCTCTTAGGTATGGAGAACGCAGGAGTTTTGCACCTGGTCTGTATGCGATAGCAAATCCACCTTCTGGGAAATCAAAGTTATCAATTTTCCAATTCTGATATGAGAAACCTTGAACATAACAACCCGAACCAACAAGAATAGCGTTATTATTTTCATATCCAGGTAATGCTTCAATTACAGTAGCATATTGTCCAGCTGTTGAAGTCATTGAACAATCATCTGGAAGTGCAAGATTACCTTTTGTGTAATATGTTCCTGGACCCGCAGAAATGTGTACAGAATTATTCACTGCGTTTCTGTTAAGGTCACCACCAGCCTTTTCTAAACAAAGTTCAAAAGCTCTTTCCAATGTTTGAACAGGTTGTAATTGTGTACCAGGATTTGAATCATCACCAGATCCCGCATCTACGTGAACCTTAAGTGCTTGTGCAGTTTTCTTAGAAACTTCGTCATATAAAGCACCAAAACTAATTTGTTCTGTTTCACCTGTTTTCTCATTTCGGATTGCAAAATAACTTTCATCATCAATAGGTGGTTCGAACTCATTATTGAGCTCCATGTCAAAGTCAACAAGATTAGAATTTGTTATTGTACCACCATCAAAAACAGAACCTGAAACAGTACCATTCTCGAAACTTGAATTGTTAGAAGATAATCCATCAGCAGATGAACTTCTGATTGTCATATCAGTAGCTACAACATTATCCATTGTACCTGTAAATGAGGTATTGGATATTGTACCATCTGTAAATGTAGAATCATCAATGGTTGAATTTGTAAGTACTACATTATTACCAGTTCCGTCATTGAATTCGGAATTTGTAATGATTACATTATTTGCATTACTGTCAAAAATATCTCCACTTGTGAAAGTAGAAGAGGTTATTGCTACATTATTTGCAGTAGAATTTGTAATTCTGGAATCATCAATATCAGAATTGGCAATATCTAAATTTTCACCAGTAGAATTTGTTAACTGACCATTATCAAATACTGATTGTGTAATTGTAGAATTATTTGCAGTGCCATCGTTAAATTCTGATTGTGTTATGACAACATTATTTGCAATGGAATCTGTAATTGTAGAAGTTGTGATTGTTGTATTTGAAACATCACCGTCTGCAAATGTAGAAGTTGTGATTGCTGTATTTGCTACTCTTGAATCAAGAACATCACCATCAGTAAATGTAGATGTTGAAATTGCTGTATTGGATATTGTACCTTCAATAAACGATGAATTTGCAATCGCACTGTCATCAATTGTTGAGTCAACTAAACGAACATCAGTACCATCAACATCATCTAATGTGCCTTGAGAGAACGATGAAGATGTAATTGTAATATTGTTTGCAGTAGAATTTGTGATTGTTGTATTGTCAATATTACCACGAATGAATGAGGTATCTTCAATATCTGAGTTATCTATGACTACATTATCAAGACGTGAATCGCGCATGACCACGCCAGAGATTGTACCTCCGGTAATAGTAATACGGTTAAAGACCTCATACTGAATAGCTTGTACGAGTTCTTTTCTAGTAATGTTCTTGGTACCGTCATCACCTTGAACAAGGTTGACAATAACGAATAGGTCTTCCGACCTGGTATTAGCACCTGTAATTGAACCTAGTTCTGAAATTTTTGCCATTTAGCTTATCCTTTATTCCTTATGCGACCAATTACACCTTAACTCTTATTTATCTGGTCCTGTAAATCATCTACCTTTCCTTTCAAATCTTTTATCGCTTCAATAAGTAATGGAACGATATGTGCATAACGAACAGCCTTGTAATGCTCGGAATTTTCTTCATGTTCTTGTTCAAATTCATAAACTACCTCAGGTAATACTTTCTCAATTTCCTGAGCAAGAACACCTGGAAGAGTCTCATCTGGTCTGTCTTTATAATTAAATGTATAGCCATTTATTTGTGAAACTTTATCTATCGCGTTGTTAATTCTTACAACATTTTCTTTTAATCTTTCATCTGATACGGAACCATTTGTTGTAATATCTCCAACAGCAATAATATCGCCTGATGATTGATACAATCCAATTTTTGGAGTAGAGCCATCTTTAATTGTAAGATCGCCATCAATATCAACATCACCATCTGAAGCTATACCTGAACCACCAGATGTTGTAATTGTTCCAGAAACAGTAATACCTGCATTGTTCCATGATAGTGGAGTATATGTACTTCCACCATAATCTACTTGTAAATAACCAATCGGCACACCACTTTGTTGGAAACCAGACATATATGCCTTAATTCCGGTACCTACTGAAGGTGTAGCAATGAATTGATTACCAGTATATGTACTTAATTCGCCTTCGCCATCAAAAGAAATTACACCAGTTGAACTGATATTAATACCATCTCCACCTGAGAAGGAACCTCTTGCCCTTGCTTGTGTAAAGTAAAGATTAGTCGAACCTTCTGAAACATCATCAGTAGTTAAACCACTACCTCCACCGCCAATCGTAATTGTACCTACCGTCAAGTTTCCGGTGACAACAGCATCTGGAACTGTTAATGTACCAGCTGGAGATAACTCAAATTTTGTTGGAGAAGTTCCAGTATCAATTACAAAATTACCTGGATTACTTGACTCAATACCAGCAGCCCATGTTAATGAACCATCAGTAAAATTAACTTGTCCGCCAGAACCAAAATTAAATGTTGCCGCCGCCTTGGCATTACTTGTGACTGTGATTGGACTTTGGAAATTTACAACCGTTTCAGTATTTGGAGCAATATCATCAGCTTTTACTAATGTACTTCCAATCACTGTTGCTGCAGTAAATGTTCCAGTAATGGCTGCACTTCCGTCGGTTGTATCACCAGCACCAGCGGTTGACGCTGTGACTACATCACTCTTAAGTAGACTTACAATCTCATTAGTCTTATCAAACCAATTTTGAAATGTCTGCGTAGTGTTTAAATTTCCTAATGAAGGTTTAGCCATTTATTTGTTTTCCAATTCTTCTATCTTTTCCCAGATAGTTATTAAGCTTCTTTTGATTTCAAGAATGTCTTGTTGTATAACATCGACTTTACGATAATAAGACCTTTCAATCTTATATTTATTTAAAGCAGCCTTATCCGTGTTCAGTACTGCTTTACTTTTCTTGTCTCTCTCGAAATTCATTCATAAATCTCTTATGTTAAGGCAATTGCTCTATAATCTAAAAGCGTAGGAGCATTATGCACATTATTAGATAATAATTCTATTTTAATTGCGAATGTTCTGAAACCATCAAATACACCATTTGTATTTGTATATGTAAAAGCACCAGTTGCAAGTCCACCAACCTTATTCGCAGCAGGAATTCTATATTTAAATTCCCTATAATCTCTAATATTTGTTGTGGTTGAGAATACACCAACACCTTCAAATAATTCTAATTCAGTCCAATCAAGAACATTAAATTCAGCATTATCATAGGCATGTTTCGCCTTAATATAAACTTTAATGTCTGTATTTTGAGGTCTGTATCCAGATACAATTACTTCAATATCCTCGGCATCCAAATCAGCAGCAAGTTCAATTTTCTTACTGATATATTTTGAAGTGGTTGCAGAGTCATTTGTAATATTATATTCGTATGCAAGTAGTTTAGATGCTTCGATATCTAAGAATGGAGTCGATGTGACATTGCCAGCATTTTCCAATCCTACATTAATATCAAATACCTTTGAACGTGCAGGGTCGTTTGATTTACTGTAAATTATAACACCATCTTTACTGAAGTGGTTATTATCATTAAATTTCATTGGTTGTGCGTAAGTTGTATTTACAGCATCAGGTGGAACAAATGTACCACTTAAATTTAATTTTGAAACGGAGTCTGCAGCTCTCATAATCATTGGCTGAACATAACTTAAATTAATGTTATCAATACTTACAGTATTTGCAGTAATTTCACTATCAAGTCCTACAATATCAGTATTGGCAGCAAATGGTCGTATTGCTGTAGCATTACTATCCTCAAGATGAATTGTGTAAGGATTATTTTTATCGTAATATGATAATGTACCTTTCACAACAGGAAGCATAGAACCACCAGTTGTAATATCTGCAAAGCCCCAAGGTCTTGTAAGTGTAATCTGAATTGCACTATCTACTGATTGAACTTCAAATAAGTCGTAATCGCCACTTAAATTATCAATTTTTACAAAATCACCAGCACTGTATGTATCGTCAAGGTCAGCACCAGTGACAACAGCAGAACCTTGAGTAATACTAATTGTATTTGCAGTAGCACCCTGAAGATCTTTAATCTGATAAACCGTTTCACCTAATCTGAATCTTCCATTGAAATCATTAATTGATAAGAATTCGTGGTCATCATTTGTAAGTGTAATTGTACCAGACGATGAATTGAAGTTATGGCGTTTTAGTGTAAACTTAAGATCTTCATCTTGGTAAGATTTCCAAGCACTATTATTTGTTGATGTGAAGAGAACACCATCTCCCCAGTCTTGAACAATAGCTGAACCTTGAGTATCACCAGGTGTTAAGTCAGTACCACCAACCTTAGATGTAAACACTAAGTAATTCGGGTCAGAAGCATCTGGTTGTAATACAATTGCATATTCTTTTTCTACATCAAGTCTGATTGGAGCTTCAAATGCAAATGTTGTTGCAGCAGAAGCATCATCTGATACATTAATTGCACTAGGTAATTTATGTACAACAGAGAATGGAACAATATTAATATCCGGATATCCATTTACAACTTCTCTTACCTGAAGTGAAATACCATTTAAACCTTCACTGCCAGATGGCTTACGTTTAAAGAATACATCAACCTCTGATAGATAAACAGAATTTGAACCTTGTCCCATACCTTTCTTAACAAAGAATGTTTGAGCAAGTGGGTCACGTCCTCGTCTCCTTCTGGCAACATTTCTTGTTGTCGTTGTTGTATTGACATCAAAATCAGGTGCTCTGGTAGAAGTTGTGAGTGATGTTTTCTCTACACTAAAGTTATATGCACGATATGTGACAAAGCCTCTTGATGTTGCAGCAGAGTCAATATCAGCAATTGTAGAAACGTCAGCAATTTGTAATACTCTATCACCAACATAGAATGTTTCTTCAGGTAATGCAAATACAGCTCTTAATACACCATTCGCGTCTGTTGAAACAGCATCCCCTTTATTACCAAATCTGCCAACCTCATCGGCACGGTCAGCTGGTGTTCCAGGAATAACATGTGAATCAACATTAACACCATCAAAGAAGAAATAATGTCTTGTATTTGGTCTTAGACCGGACATGTAAACGGCGATGTCGCGTCCAGCCATGAATGGCTCAAATTGGAAATTAGTAAGGAAATCACCTACAAATGATGTTGTAGTACTTCCTGGTTCAACATTAATTTCACTTGTTCTTGTTGTAATTGTTGTAAATTCTGTTCCAGCACCACGTCTGCCAGCTCTACCTGGATCTGGGTCAAATGTGGTCACAGCTGTAGTATCAGTCATCGGCAAGAATTGCTGAATACTATCTACAAAATCCTGGAATGGAGTAGTTAAATCAATATCAATAGAAACTGGATTTGTTGTTGTATCATATGCTGCATCGTAAGGTGGTGAAATAATACCATCACCAACATATTTGTAGAAATTACTTACACAGTTTCTAATATTAGAAGCATAAGGTTGTGAAATAATATTTACATTTGAATCACGAGATAATGTTCCGACCTTTGCGTTTCCGGTAGATGGGAAAATTGATGAACCTGTAGCTGTCTTATATTTTAAATTAATTGGATATGTTTTTACTGAAGGTGTTAAAATTCTTTGATTAAATGGAATCGCAGCACTGAAATCTGGATTTTCAATTTCCGCCAGTGTTAAATCATTAAATGGGTCTACAATAAATCCATTTTTAAATCTTGATAAACCATTTTCGTCTGTAATAACAAGATTTTGTGTATCTGCTTCCAATTGGTTAAGAGAAATATAATATGCAAGATTATCAATTTTCTTATCGAGGTCGTGCATATCCTTCATTGTAAATGCTTTAATACCAGTAGCCTTTGCCTTAATTGCGTATTCATTTTTACGCTGTGAATCAGCTGTTTTTCTGGATATTGCAGGATAACCTGGAATTGAAACTTGCGCGATTGCCAATTGGTCAGTTCCTACACGAGGTGGAACTGCAAACCTTTCTTCCTCTCCTTTAATAAGTGATAACTCACCATAAGAGTCTGCAACGATTGTATCTACTCGTGACAAGTAATATTCAATGTCAGTTGTGATATTATTGCCGAATGCAGGAATAAGTGGTGTTCCATAATCACTAAATGATGGTGGTGCAAAACCTACCGTTCCAGAAATTGTTGGAGCAGTACCAGCCGTAGCACCAAAGTCCGCCAATGGGTCTTTATCACGATAAGGTCTAAAGTCAATACAATCTCTTAAATTATATCTTATACCAGATTCTGAAACATGAACTGGGATATCATATCTATCAACTGTGTTTGGATAACTATTAATTGTAAAGAAATATTCGCCTGTTGCAGCAGAAGGTTGGAATACCTTGAGTCGAACTGTCAATGTACCAGAAGGTTCTGGTCTGCCGACGATTGATTCCATATAGGATAAATCGTAGTAAGTATCTTTTTGGTTTGTGTTTAATCTGAAACTACTTGTAAAGTCATTGCCTGAAGCATCTACAACACTTACGATTTGATATACATCAGGGAAACCTAAATTGTATTTTGTTTGGCTAGGATTATATGCAACTTTGACATAAGTTTCATGTGAAATTTTATTGTATGGGTCTACACCATTTAGTGAACCAATTAATCTTTTATTATAGTACACAGTCACATTCGTCGCAGGAGAGTCTGCTGGGTCCAAATTAATGGTCAATACACTATTATTTAGCGACGTTGTAGGCGTTCCTACGATACCAATTTTTGTATTTGTACTATCAACAACTAGAATATCTTCAGCAGTATTTGTACAAGCAAAATCCTCACCAGGGTTTGCTGTAAGTGTAATTACATTACCTGTATGGGTTGCTGCTTCTTGAATACGAGTAGGAATAAGTGTATCATCTGTATCAAATAAACTATTCATTCCTGTATCAAAAATCAGAGCCTTACGACCTACTTCTTTTAATCTAGAACTATCAACTTGTATAAATCCAGAACCATCTGAAACTCTATCGACATCAGATATAGGCGAAGCACCAGTCAATACAATACCTGTGAGATAAATTCTAGAAGGCGTTAGGTTAATTGCAATTGCAGAACCTATATTAGAACCACCACTATCTTCTAAGGATACTGAAGTCCAGTCAATGTTTACCGTACCTTGAACACTTACGACATCTAAATAATTACCATAATCAAGAGCAACAGACTGTGCATTTACTACTTCTGTTGAAGAAATTTGGTCAATCTTAAATGCTCTATCACCAGAATTTTCTACCCTATAACCTTTTACGTAAGCAACACCTTGACCAACTAAAACATGAACCTCATTATTTGCGGTTCCTTCAGGAATACGGTCATCTGTTTGTAATGGGAAATCTCTTAAAACATAATTGCCTGATTCCTCATAAGTTCTTCTTGCAAGTTCTTCACCCAGAACATTATATTGAGAAACATCTCTTACTGTGACAGCATTACCATTTTCGTATCTGACAAGTGTAAAGAAATTTGAATCGGCCTGAGCTTCTCCTGTTGGTATGACAACAAGTTGAGGTACCAGTTTCAGTCTATCGGCACCAGGCGCATTTTCATTATTTGAACCATTTGCATTATCATATAAACTTGAATCTTGTAATGCACTTATTAATTCTTCTGTAATTCTATAACCAACCGAAACACCATTAGGAGAATTACTATATTTTTCTACAACAAGTGTTTGGTCAGAAGCGAATAGGAAATGTCCTTTTTGGAATACAACTCCAGGCGCAGCTTGTAAACCGAAGGATTGGCCAACATGTGGGTTGCCAGATGTAGGTTCAGCTACCTCGATACCTGTAATACTATCTCTTGTATTTGCAACATCTGGAATATCAGCTACAGGTGATGTTGTACCAACTTTAAATTTGTAAAGATTAATAGTAAGACTTTCACCATTAAGAAATTGTTTGTAAATACTTGACGTGTTTGTATAATTGATATAAAATGTATTTAAATCTGGTGGTCTTGATTCATAACCAAGAGAAGCTTGAATAATATTAGCTTTAAGGCCAGTTGTTCCACCTACAACCTCGTATACGTAGTCTAACTCTACATCTTGTCCACCAATATTTTCTGTGACTCTCGTGCTGACATAATTCGTTGGGTTGAACCCAGGAATTGTAATCATTTTAACAAACTGAAGGTCATCAAGTTCTGTAAAGTTGCAACCTTTTACAATACTTCCTTCTTTAAAGATATTATCACCAAATTGTTCTACTTGGTTTTGAAGCTGAGTTTGAAGTTGTGTCAGCTCACGAGCTTGAACAGCGAATCCTGGTTTAAATAGAACGCGATAATATTGATTTTCTTGATCGAAATCATCAAAGTATGGAGCTTGATTGAGGTTTGTGTTAATAGGCATCTTTAATAATTTTCCTTAAAATTCCAATACAAACTTAAATTCTTCCCTTGAAAGGTCTGTTCTGGCCAGTGGGAAGAAATCTTCCATAAAATACACTTCACCAGTTCTCTGTAAATATTCCGGAAATACAATATTGTTGTTTATAGGAGTATTTATCGAGATTATTTGTCCTGTGTCGTTTCTAAATGGCAAAGTTAGGTCTAATGAAACATCTCCATTACCTGTATTTGCATTATTCGTATATGGTCCCATATATTCTGCTAGATAAATTGTATTTGCTGTCGCATCAATTTCATGTATTTTTGCAGAAAATGTGGTTTCATTATTAGAATCAAGTTGTATAATTGTAGTATTTGCTGTAAGCTTATCGTAATCGTTTGTTGTAATTGCAATTCTGTTATCAAAAATAGCTGGGGCTGTATTTGCAAAACTTGGTGACCTTACAACACCAACAGCGCCGTAAGTATTTGTATCTCCAATGTTTGTATTATCCTCAGCCGAAATGTATGCATAAAAACTAAAGTTTCTGCATTTAAATTCGTCAATTAAATTATAAGCATGACCACCATCTGGTGATAATACAGGTCTGATTACTGCTCGCACATCAGTTGTTGTTTCATCTTCTGGGTCAAAATCATAAGATGGGTCAACAATCCTAGCTGTAATATTATTATATCCCTGTCCTTGGTCTAAAACTGTGATTGATTTAATTGAACCATTTTGAATATTAGGTACACCCACGGCAGAGGTTGCATTAGGTGCGGCACCAGTTCCATCACCTTTAATTTCCAATTTAGGTAAAATTTGGAAAGATGCATTACTTTGCACACCAGCAGCAACAGGATTTGCAGCGCCGGTTAAAAGTTCTCTACCCACACGAATTTCAGCATTACCAGATGATTGGAAATATTCATAATATTCTATTTCAAATAATCTTGAAACACCATTTGGGTTTGTTGTATAAATGAATTGTCCAGCATAATATTGAGGAATAGGACTCCACGTAGTAAATGGGTCTACAATCATAACACCAGTTGTAAAAGGATTACCTACCATACCACCGGTTTCTACTGTATAACCAGCATTAATATCGGGATTTTCTACAATAATATCTGATACCGTAGAACCACCACCAGTGGCCGGAGATATTACAGCTGTATTAGCTGAAATGTTTAATAATGGAATGAAACCTAAAGCATTATAAGCTTCAAATTCTAAATCCGTAAGTCTGTACATATATTTCCAAACATAACCATCTGCTGTTTTATAAATCTGATTTGTAGTAGTAGCATTATAGTTTGGAGGATTTGATGTTGTTGCACCGTTATTATTATCCAGACACTTATAAATTCTATAATCACCTGTATCGTTTTGAGTAGGCCCTACAACAGCATAAAAATTTTGTCCTGTTAAATCTACTGTATCATCATATTCAGCATAAACTGAACCGACCTGCCATGGATAATAAGGAATACAAAAATGAATATCACTATTTTGAATTTTCTTACCAAACAAAGTTTTTTCTAAAAATTCGTTTTTAGATTTATGTGTATCAGATGGGTCGAATGTGCCAATAGATGACACAAACAAATAATAGTCTTGATTATCTCTTACATCTGCAAGAAATAATCTTGTGACATCACTTTTAAAACTGTTGCTTAATACTTCTGCCATTGTGAGCTCATTTGTAAATTAGAATGGTTAAGTTTATTTATTCTCATCTTCTATGTTCCTATGCGTATCTTTCTGCGAGGATATATTTGGCCACTAGCTGGACGTTTTCCAAAATCGGGCTGGCGTATTGGATTAATATATTTTCCGGTACTCAATCGGATACCATAAGGAATATTAATGATATCTGTTGGTGTTTGAAATAAATCACTTAAATCAGAACCACCATTTTGAGAATCTCCATCTACAATTGCAAAAACATTAGATGATGAGTATAATTTATTTGATGCAAAATTTGCTGCCGTTGGAGCATTTGAAAAATCTACTAAACCTTCACTAACTAAATTTGGTTTGGCGTTATTTGTGACAATTTCCTTTAACTGTGCAATTGTTGGATATGTTCCTCGTTTAATATAGAAATCACAAATCATAATACTTGCCGTTCCTGCAGCAACTGGTCCTGCACAAGATGTTCCACTAAAATATCCCCATTGACCATCAGATTTTGATATGGTTGGGTATGCTGTCCATGTATATGCGCCAGTTGCGGCAACATCAACCATCGGACCTCTACTACTATAATCATCTAATACTGGATTTATAGTACTTTGTTGACATGCAGCAATTGTAAATTGGTTATCCCCACCTCCAGCATATACTCGGCAAGGTCTAGCTGATGTCACAGTTGGACTATTTGGTGCAGTCGCTGAAGAAAAATCATATCTACCAAATCCATCAATATTCATATCTACATAATTTGCGCCTGGGTCAATATAAAGCATATTATCTTTTCTTGGGTCGGTTTCAGCAACACCTACGATAGAATTATTACCAGCGCTTTGGAAATGATATATACCACCAGCATTATTAAAATTTGACATAATCGTATCAAGTGTAGTATATCTTGAACCAATATTCCAAGCAATCATCCATTTTGTCTGGTTATCAGCTGGGTCTTGAATTACACGAGGTATCATGAGATTATTGACAAATGGAGTAAAATCAGTTCCCCAACCATCTGGTATTACTTCTGTGACATTAATTGTACCAACCATTGATGCATGGAATTCACAAATATAATAATATGTTCCAGGTGTTGTTGGAGTCCAAGATACACTAGCTGAACCTTGTCCAGTTACGCCAGAAACTTGGTCTCCAGTTCCTGTTGTTTGAGATGTTTTAATGTATAATGGGTGAGCACCAGAAACATTATTTGTAATATTTAATGTATCACCAACAACTAAATCTAATGTTGGGTCTGATTGAGCACCAACAAAATTTCCACCTCTGTGGCCACCAGTCATTTCATAATTTGAAGAACCAGATGCTGTGACCGTATTGTTAAATGTTTGTGGCGGATTTGTTGTAGGTCCTGGCCTATTAATTGTTGTTAAATTACCTTCGCTATCATAAGTATCTATTTTGTAAATATCTTCAATAGGAACAGCACCAGTTAAATCAACTCCTACAAATCCCCAGGCTCCTGTGACAACTGTGGCATTACGAATACCAGTTTCTGGATTGACAGGTTTATTTTGATGAAAATCTAAAACACCATTATATGCTGCAGCAACACCATTTGAAAGATATACAACTCGTAAACTTGAAACATTACTCCAACCACAATATTTCCCGCCAGCAGCACTTAAAACACCAATCGCATGAGCACTAAAAAATGTATTATTTGCCGAAGCTTGGTCATTATCAACTAGACCAGAATCATAGTCTGTCCAGTCTGTTTTTACAAATCTTGGATTATTATTTTCGTCTAAAAAATCTGGGTGGGTATATGCATATGAATCGTATGTGTTTAAAGGAGTACCTGCTTCAACAGCTACAATATCAACATATTCACCAGCAAAATTTTGTTTTATTGTTGCTGAAACTTCTGCATCTTCTCCATCAGTTGTAAAGAATCCTACGGGTCCTGTATTTGATGTAATATCTACTCCACCATGAAACCAAAAACTTGTTGGAGAATAATCTGCTCCGTTTGTACCAGATGGCGTATTACGTGTTTCGAGAGTAGTGTTTCTAGAGTATTCAGGAGTAGTTGGATATGCTGCTTCATAAACATCATATTCACGTTCAACATCTATAACTAAATCACTTTCGTGTAATGCTGAAACTTCGTCCTCTGTCAATCTCATAGAGATTAAACTATCAAACATATTTAGATTGGATACGACTTCTAAACCAGCACCTGGACCAGTGCTTAAAAATGCTGCTTCGTCTGTACCTGGTTGAAGAATAACCGTGTAAATATGTTTATCCATAGATTAGGACTCTAATTTTAATGCTGTTAATGAAACTTGTACTGTCCCGGCACTTCCCGAGTTATTTTGTACCGCAACTGGTAATGTACTTTCTCCGTTATCAATATATCCGAAAACTGCTGGTGTCACTTTAAATGTTGTGTTTGGTGCTGTTGCAACAAATTCAGCAATAATACCAGCACCCTCTGATGGGTCTTGACCTTGTGTTCTACTTGCATCAGCTGTTCTTGATGCTGTATCAGAATAAATTCTTATCCATGATGCTTTATCTACAACTACTGTATAAAGGGCAAATGATTTTCCTAAATCTGCAAATGTGAGGTCACCAGAAGCTCCGTCTGCAATACTTGAAGTTGTTTCAGCCTCTGTCACACGAGTAGCAGCAGAACCACCACCTCCAGCAGAAGCCCATTGGTAATCAGAACCACTCCATTGTAAGAATTCATTAGCACCTGCACCAGATGTATTTAAATGAGAATCAACATCAGCATTTGCATATCCAGCAGCAGCACTTAATACACCATTACTAGCTGTAATATTATTACCAGCAAGAGCAGTAGCAAGACTAGCGATTGTTGCCTTTTTAGTATTATTACCATCAGAACTATCAATGAAACCAAAACTATCAGATGCGACATCAACTGTTTCAGCGGTGACACTATTTAAATCAGTACCACTGCCGCCTCCGCTTCCAGAAGCATCAATTGTAATTGTGTCTAATGTATTGTCCGTTGATATTGTAATATTTGAACCAGCAATTAATGTAAGAGTATCGCTAGAATTATCAGCTTCAACTGTGGTTTGACCAGCAACTGCAATTTTATCAAATGCATTTCCAACAGCTGCAGCGAATGTGACGCTGTCAGTATTTTGGTCAGTTGTAATGGTAATATTTGAACCGCCTACAAAATTAAGAGTATCAGTAGCACTATCAGCAACAACACTGTTTTGGCCAGAAACAGCTATTGTACCAAATGTATTTGCGGAGCCTCCGCCACCACCAGAACCTAAATCTGATTGATTTGCAAGTTCAATCCAACTTCCAGCGTGGGCGTAATATAATTTTCCGGTATCGTGTGCGTGTCCTATACAACCGTGATATGTACCTGGGTCAACCGCATTTAATTCTGCAAGTGTATTGTAATAAAATGATATCTTGTGTGGTCGTCCATACAAATCAATATTGCTATTTGAATCAAATAATCCAGTAGCGTTTGTACCATTACCTATCGCTAGATATATTTCGTTGAAATTGTCGTTTGTTTTATCGAATGCATTTCTTAGCGGGTCACCTGTCCCGTCATTAGCGGATGCACCGATGTTAATAGTTTGCTTGGCCATAGCTTCCTCTTAATTAAAAATCTTTAATTTAATATTTATTCTAGTAAGTGATGTCATAATTGTTTTCAAAGAACTTTTGGATTAATCTTCTCATGTCTGTGGACACAGCATGTCCTACATTATCATTTAAGAAAATTACATCTCCATAATCTGCTAAGAAACTAGCAGAACCATAGGCTGTTCCAGTTAACGCCTGTGTTCCAGCATATCCTTGCGATTCAGCAAATCTGAATGCAGAATCCACTGCAGATAAGAAGTTCATTCCAACAAATGCACCACCATTATATGGAACGGTATTATCGTTCCTTCCGTTTAATTGTAAAATCTTTCTTTGTGGCATATTTAATTGTGCCGTATCATATCCATCGTTCGCATAAGCATCACCTGTTTGTTCGTGGTCAGATGGATAGAAGAAATCTCCAGATCTATATTGGTCATCATTTGTCTGTGAGATTATACAAGCAATTGCATCAACAGCTGTATCATCAATTTCTACAGCAGCTCTCAATGCGAGAGCACCACCATTGCTTATACCTAAAATTCGTATTTTGGTTTCGTCAACATTATTATAAAGCTTGAGTTTATCAATTAAATCTTCAAGCATTTCAATATCTGGACCATTACTTGATTCATTTGAAATGTTCCATGAATTATCATATCCATCAATACCAAGAAGAATATGACCCGGTAAATCAGCTGCCCAATCAGCAACTGTTGCTGTTCCATTACCACCAGAACCGTGTAATAATATTGCTACTGGATATGGGCCAGTTCCAGTAGATGGCATACCTACCGTCACTGTGTAATCATAGAAACCTTGACTCCAATTTTTCTGCACAGTTAAATCTGGACCTGAATTAATATTTAATGTTAATCCACCAGTTCCACCTGGTTCATGGTCTGCAGAAACAAATGTACTATCAGCTGTATAATTTGTGACCGAAGCTCTCAAGTCTGCAATATTTGCAATATCAAGAGGTGAGCCACTTCCATCGTCATTAAATAATCTTAGGAATCTTGCCTTGGTCGTATCATCTACTTTAGATTTATAGATAAAATCACCAAACATTTTTGTACCAGCTAAGTGTACATTTTCTTTTAATAATTTTTCGTATTGTTCTTTACCGAGTGTTGATTTAATTTGATATGAATATTCTTGGTAAAAGTCACTATCCTGAATTCGTTGACCTGATTCATAATAATTTACAGAACCATTTGCTGATGCGATATATCCATTAATATGTCCAGAATAATCAGCCCAGAAACCCTCTGTTTTTCCTTGTGTATTTGCTATAACTGTACCAGCAGCCTGTGGAATTCCATTTGCGTTATTTAAAGTTGCAAATGTATCGGTATTATTGAAATCAATTACTCTATTTGTTGTATCGACATAACCTAAACCTGAATTTTCAATACCCACAGCCAAAATTTTACCAACAGCAAATTCTGTATCAGTATTAATAATTGCATTATCACCGTATGATTTAGGGTCGCTATAATCTATTGTAATACCAGTGACTGTGTAATCGTCATCATTTGGTCTTCGAATTGTTTCTGTTTCAGTAAATCCATAATAACTGTAAGGGCGAACCGTAATGGAACCAAATTCAGTATCGGTTGACATTACCAAACCACTTAAAGAGAGATTATCTGCATCTCTAATAACTTCACCAACTGTAAAGTTTCCTGCGATACCTGGTTCACTGAATCTTAAAATTTGATTTTTTCTTTCAAAGTTTTTAAATACATCATCTTGTGCAATTGCAAATACATCATTTACATAATCGGAACCTGGATTAATATTATCAAAATCAACAATAGTACCTATCGTTAAATCTTGAATATCGAATGCATCTTCAATCGCCGTGTTAGAATTTACCGGTGAAGCAGAACCTGACATAGGACCAAAGGCCTCATAATCAGCTGAATTGAATGGAACATTATTTGCATTTACAAATGGAGCAACCGGGTCTGTAATTACTGAAACGACTGTTGAATTAGTTAAACTTGAAACAATAACATTTGTATTTGCATTTCCACCATCCGGATATAATGGTCCCGGCGACGAATTATTTAAAGGCGTAATTTGATTAATAGGGCTGATATTAATATTTGTATCTCTATCAACTGTGGATATAATTCTGGCCACATCAAACGAACCGCTGGTCATGTATACGCCAACACTTGATGTATTTTGACCAATTACGGTACCGGTATTATTTGCAGAATCTCGTAATGTTTCTCCAACAACAAAACTTAAATCTGGATTATCTAAAATAATTGACTGATTTGATACTAATAACCTAGTGTTATCTATTGTATAACCAAACCCACCATCCTCTACATTATATCGTACTTCACCAGTGACTTCGTTTGAAAGCTCTGTGACAATTGCCTTACCACCAGAACCATATTCATATTCCACATCAAGAATATCCCCAATCTGATTTCCTGTTGTGGCTTCTGGATATTTTGTATCAACATTAATTCCACTTAATGAACCATTTACTTGACCAAATGAAACAACTTCGCCTGCAATGTTTGTAAGAATATTATCATATCGTAAGAATGTTCCTCGAACTTCATCAATGTAAATAATTGGAGTTTCGATACCATTTAATACAACAAGGTTAATTTTTGAAACAGCTGCCATTGCTCCAGATGCAGAACCTGTAATGTTCAGCGAAACTAGATCTTTATAGCTATATTGTTTCTCAGTTTTTGAAAGAAATAATCCATTGTTTGGAAATAATTGAAGATATATTCCTTGGTTCCAACTACTGTTGGAAGCCTTGAGCATTCTTTTTGCTGGATAAACAAGTTCGACATCAAACTCTTCAAAGAAAATTGCAAAAAATAATTCAATACCTGCTGCTGTTCCTTTTCTGCGATAAAGGTCAAGAATATTTTTAACAATAAACTTAATAACATCTTCTTTAAGAGGTAAATCTGCAAGGAACTTTTTCTTGAAGAAGATAATCATGTTTGATAATGTGGAATCAATATCCTTTATATCAAAATATCTTCTTGATAGGTAAACGTGTTGGTTGGTTTGTGTTTCTGCGAATTTGTAGTAATCTTCTACTAATTGGACTAGCTCAGGCCCATCTTCCCTGTATATGCCAGGAAATTGGTGTTTAATAAAAAAGGCTATATTCTTATCAATTTCGCCTTGAGTTGCCATAGCTACTTCCTAATTAGTATGTACTACCACCACTGCCCGATGTTGTGGTGGAAGAAATTTGACTTGATGTTGCACCTATACTTTCTGCTGTCATATTTACTTTTACGTCAGCATCTCTGATTATGAATACTCTACCTTTTGGAGCTGTAATATCACTTCTCTTAGTATTTGCACATATTTTAATCCCTGCGCCAGTATATGCAGAAACAACAAATTTTGTAAGTCTTACTTCACCTGTTGCATAATCAACTGTACCAGCTGCTGGGTTAATAATTTGTTGGTTTGTGTCATCATCAGTCACTGTCATCATTGTGCCAGTACCATCGTCTTGTAAAAATACACAAGTACCATTTATATCATCAAATACACTACTTTTAATAGAAGGTTTAAAGTCTTTAAATCCATTTGTACTCTTATATGGATATGGTTTGACTAATTCTGCAGAGAATTTAAATGTTGGATTTGTTTCAATATTTAATGCTGGAGCATATTCAATAATTGGTAATACAGCAATACTATTACTTTGAATACCATCATCTAATGCATCGATTTCAGCATTCAATTTTGATAATCGTAATGTTTTATCAAAGTCTTCCAAATTAGAATCTGAATGTGTTTGGATTTGAGCTCTAATAAGTGATTCAAGTTCTTGAGCGGATTTTTGAGTATTCTTTGTAGTATATGTTGCGTCAACTGTGATATCAGCATATAAGAATTTTGTCTGTACAAAAATAGGTTCAATACCTAATGGACTCTTTTCTGACAAATAAGAAATATATGCTTGAGCCAATGTGTTGGAAATTAAAAGCGCGTCATCAGCAAGATATGCAGAAATTGCTACCTTTCCATATTGAGGTGGGTCAAGTTCTTCACCGCCGTATGCCGATACAGCTGTAAGTTCTGGGAATCTTTGTTTTAATAATACTTCATAGTCAGATGTGGTCACAGCACGTTCTTGAATTTGTAATGCTTTAGGAGCAAAATATCTAATACTTTCTAATGATTCACGTTCAGCACCACCATTTGCAGCAACAATTGTCTCCACATTAATTGTCGCACCATCTAAAAATGCTGTTGTAAAACTTGCTGCTCCATTTGGTTCATCACCAGAACAAATACGATACCTTACACGCACATCTTCGAACTCTTCTGGTTGTAATCCAAATTTATTACCACCAAAATAAATTGCATATCTGTTATCAAGATATGGTTCTAAATAAAATACTTTATCCTGTGGCTCGACTCCAAAGATTGTTGTAGCCCTATTAAACACATTCTGGTCCTCAGTAGCCTCTGCGTCAACGAATACAACAATAGAGTCGGTGTCAACTTCATCATTTGTTAACTGAACTCTGAGCACTCCGTCAGCGTCTACAATAAAGCCTTCTCTTTGGAAACTTGTTAACATTTGACCTTCAAAAATAACTACATTTTCGGCCACATATTTTCCAGGTTCAACACGTCTTGCTACATAAACTTCATTCGTAATAAAATTATATGTTTCACCTTGGTATGTAGCAGAGAAACTACTATACTGTGGAATTGTCACAGTTGAATCTTGCAATGTTGGGTCAGTAATTGTGACTCGAACTGTTGCTGTTGCTGATTTACGAGAGCGAGGAATATAATTTAATTCTTTGGCATGAGAAACTACGCTGTTCTTAAGGACGGCCGAGTCAAGAAACATTTCGTTAAGTGCCATATTGGTATAAAAATTGTTTTGATAACTATTAAAAGCAAGCACATCCAGCAATGCAGACATATTACTTCCTTCAAAGTTATAGTCTTTAAATTGTGTTTGTGTTTGTAAATATACTTTAAGCTGGGATTTGATTGAATCAAAATCCAGTTCGGTTATTGGAGTTTTTGGATTGGCCATCTCTATCTATTCCTTTCTAAAATAACATCTAGCTGAATTGGTTGCTCTTCGTTTGTCACATAAAATAATACGGTCACATTGACCTGTTGTTCATCAATTTGTTCTACAGCTACATCAATTAACTCTGCTCTAGGTTCGTAAATCTCTATTGTGTCTACAACACGTTCTTCGATAAGTTTTAAAGTACCAGGTGTCATGTTTTCAAATAACATTTCACGGATACCAGCACCAAGGTTTGGTTGCATTAATCTTTCACCTGGGTCTGTTAAAATTAAATTACGAATTGCTCTTTTAACAGCGTCTTCGTCCTTTAATAAGGCAAGGTCCTTTGAGATAGGACTAGTTCTTAAATCCTTATAAAAATCAGAATAAAGATTTACCTTTTTGGTTCGTGGTGTAAAAACATTTATTGTCATTGTCCTGGTATCTCTCGTATGTCTAGGTGAATGAAATCATCAGCTTCTGTTGCATATTTAAATCCATTTTTTAATGCGGATTCCATAAATGCAGCAGGGTCAGCCATATCTTTTTTAATGTCAACAACTAAACCACTCAAGTGAGCATTATTTTCATCACCTTCTTGAGCTTCGTTATATTTCTTACTTATCCAACCTTCAGTGATTGTTAAAGTACCACCTATATCTTTTTGTACTCTGTGCAAGTAAACTTTTACATCTAAATCTATTCTTATGTACCCGTATATACCTACACCTTCTTTCTCATCAAATGAATCACCTTCTACTTTAAATGTAGAATCACTTCCTGAGAATACAGCACCACATTTAGGTAGATTACCATATTCCTCTGCTGTAGGTTCCGGCACAGTTTCTATTTGACCTGTTGGAGAATAATCTTTCATACCCTCATCAATAGCTCTTGCCTCTAATCTATTTATTGCTTCTTTTCGGGCTGATGGGGAAAAACGAATTGCACCTGCACGGATTGCTGTTGATGTATTTACATTTGATATTGCGTTAAGTCGGTTTGCAATTGATTGGAACCTTACTGTATAATCATCTAATGGATTTTTAATGTCATTAAGTAAACCTTCGATGTTTGTAATAAAGGCACAGAATCTTGCAATAAAGAATTGAACAGCTTCTAAATTTGGGCTTTCAAATAAACTTATTGCATAATCAATTAATGCTTTAAATTTATCTTTTAATTTCTTTTTATTTTCCTTTGTAAAGAAAGCACACATTTCCTCCTTTGCCGTCATAATTGGTTTTGATACTCCTTTTCTATAGAAAGTTTGTGCGTCTCCAATTATTCCAGAAATATCAAACTGTGCGATAGCGTCTTCAACTTTTTGGAAAATTTTATCAATTGCTTCAATCAGTTTCTTTTTAAGTTCTTTTAATAATTTTCGTATAATTGCTTGCTCTCCTGTTTTTGCAAAGCCTTCATACGACCTAATTTTATTCATGAACTCTAATGCGTCTTTAATCACCCCACCTATTTCATCAAGCAATTCAAAAAATGCGTCGATTTGACCAAAAATTTGTGGCATTCTTCTGCAGAAACCACCCAATACGCTTTCACTAAATGTATCTTTATAATAAGCATCTAGATTTCTTGCCAATACAACATTTTGTCCATTTATCACACCACTTGGAGTATAATTGTATGAGTTAATAAAGTCTGCAAATTCTATATCTGAAATTGCACCAGTTGACCATCTTCGATCCAAATCAGGATAATCTGTTGTATCTAATGTATCTCGTAATGCATTGACATAGGCATTTGCATCATACAATTCCTGACCATATTTGTTAAACATAATCGCGACAGGATTTGTTTCAGCTTCACTAGCAATATTATCAATAAGTTCTTGAGCAAAAACATCTATTTGATTTAATGTATAACGACCAACGTCATCTGTCATAACGCCATTATTTAACGCTAATTTATTTACCGTAGTTTGGTCTGTTTTATCTACACAATTACTAGCCATTAGTCAAAAATTCCTCCAATCTTTTTAGCCAAAGATGAAACAACACTTTTTGCACTATCTGATAGTGGAGTATTTACATAACCAGATACAAAGCCTTTTGCAAAATAACCACCTGGGAAAATCGAAGTAGATTTTGAAGGAGGTTCTGGCATTTCAGCTTGTGAGCCTGCGAATACGGCGGGTAATGCAAAGTTTAATTCTGGTAAAGTAAATAATAACTCTGTTGGAACATCCAATGGAGCCAAATATAACGTATTATATGATACAGAACCTGTTGGCAATGGAGCTCCTAATGTTGTAAAGTCTCCTCTAATACCTTTAACTGCTTTTGCCTGAAGTGTACCAATTGCCTTAACAAAAGGCGAATCAATAGTTGTAGGACCAACACCCCAAATATTAAAGCCACCCGTTCCTGTATTAAAGTTTACATCATTACTGGAAACTGTAAAATCAAGTACTGATGTCACTTTCATAGCAAGTGTTGAATATAATTCCATATCAAGTATTGAGGTTAAATTCATATTATTTGCTTTTGCAATAAATTGTTGACCACCATCTATAACAATAGATTCCTTACCAAATAAATTCATTATACCAACATTTGCATCAATTTTAACATCTCCAGCTCTCATCTGAAGTTGTTCACCACCATTAATATTAAATTGACCACCAGTACCAAAATGAGAATTACCGTGAACTAAAAGATTATAATCGCCTTCAATCTCTTCTGTTTTATTACCTTTTACATATACATGAGCATTACCATTAATCGTCACTACTGAATGACCAGATGATTCGTGTTTAGTACCAATATTAACTTCGTACCTATCAGCCTCCGCCCTTTCTGTGACAGTTCCTTTGGCATCTATCTGAACATATGCTCCAGATTTGTGGTGAATCATGATTCGCTCACCACCAGGTGTGTCATCTAATTCTATACTGTGTTGACCTGTTTCGATAACTCTATTATATGGATATTTTGCAGAATATGCTGATGGAGGTTCTGCCCAAGTATCATCTGAATTTGCAACTCTTTGGCTGTGTACTCTATTTAAATCTTGTTCTAAAATAAATGTTTCTCCAAGATTTTCACCAGTTGCCAATTTTGATTGTTGTGGTAAACCATAACTTCTTGGGTCCATACCTTTCGCTAATGTTTCAGCATCTTTTGGTACTACAACACCCCAGCCATCTTTTGCCGGGTCATGTTCAGAAGCATATTGAGAAGGAATTAATCCTAACACTAATGGATGTTGTGCGCTTCTTCCATCAAGAAACATTCCATATACGAACGAATTTAATGGAGGTGGTGGATTATTTGGGTCATAATTTCCTTGAGCACAAATCGCCCAAGGCAAATCAGCTGTTTTTACTCCACCTGTTTCTTCATTGTTTTTACCATGAATACCAAATGCACGAACAGCGACACGTCCCTCATTACGAGGGTCAACATTATTTTCAACGACACCAATAAAAAATAAAGGGTCTTTAATTCCTGCAATATCCATTATGAGATAAGTCCTACATGACCATATTTTACTAATTGTG